TCAACCACAAGAAATCTTGTACATATCAGAAATAACTTTACCGATGCTGTCTACAGAATCTTCAGGGTCGAGAACATAACAGTTAAGTAAGTTCTGCTGCGCTCTTCCGGCACCAAAAAGAATTCTACCCCCCGGACAAAAATCCCCAGAGTTAATAGCATCATAAAATTTCTTTTCCGTAGATTCTATTTTATCATCGGACTCCCCTCTAGCAGCAGCACGAGCTACCCGCTTTGCAGTTTCTTTCCATGTAGTTTCCCCAGGGTAAGCGTACTTCTGTAAAAATATCTGTTCGGGAAATGAGTTTTCGGGTATCTTAAATGCCATTAGTCCTTATCTTTTCTTACAATAGCATTAATGTCCTCTTCTGTAATCAAAACATATTCCTGCCCATCTCTACGAATTTTGCCTCCAGAATATTCATCAAAAATGATATACTCTCCAGGGTTAATATTGTCGGACACAGCATATCCAACAGCCATAACCACTCCTTCGTTGATTTTTTTGTCCCTAACTTCTTCAGGTAGAATAATGCCACCAGCAGTTTTATCTTCATGGAAGACCTTCTGCTGAAGGACGAGGATTTTTTCTTTGTATGGTTCCAAATTCATTGTCTTTTACTTACTTATTTATGTAACATTTTACTGATATGGTTCTTTTTTATTACTTTTAATGTATCAGCTTCGTCCTCTATTAAAGAGGTTAAATAATCATTGTGCGTTATTATAAATAATTTTTTATCCTCTGTAATTACTTTCACCAATTCGTATAATCCCTTTACTCCTTCAAAATCTAAAGAATCGGCAATCTCATCAAAGAACAGTAAATTAGGTCTTTCTTTTCCTGTTACTACAAGCAAATCATTGAGTGCCATTGTAATAGCCAACGAACATCTTTTCTTTTCTCCCCCAGACATAGAGGTAAAGAATATCTCTTTCCCCCCTGAACGAAAGACTTCCATCAAAGAATCATCAAACTCCACACATAAATTTCCAGAACTAAGAATACCTAAGTAATGATTAGCTCTCTCATTAAAGAACTCTAGGATATTTCTAATTACGTATTTAATTATTCCGTTTTCAGAAAATGCATGTTCCCAAAACCTAAGAATATCATAGTCCTTTTGAAGGCGACTTACCGAAGCTGTATGCTTTTTTCCCAACTTCGTGGATTCTTTCTTTTGTCCTTTAAGAACCTTTAAGGTTGATTCCACATTAATAAGTTTCTCCACAATATCAAAGTCTGCGCTTGTAATAGGAACTGTTGCTTCATCCACCTCTTTGCATAGTTTGTTAACTTCTTTCTCGAGCTTCTTTTCCTCTTCTGCAATTTCATGAATCTTATCCCCCCGACGTACCTGTTCGAGGAAGAATTCTGGGTCTGCATACCCACAGCTAGGACATTTAGTAGCTTGCTCCTTAAGCTTTTCTTTTGCGGCTTTTTTTGTAGCTCTTAAGTTACTGAGCTTCATTTCTTCATACGATAAAAATTTATCAAGCTCATGCCTCTTGTCCTCCATTTCTTTTATTTCTGCCATAGAGTATTTTGTAACAAAGGATACTTTTTCTCGGGACAAGACCTTCTTTGCTTTCTTCTTAAGAGCATTAAGAGATTTAATCTCCTCTTGTAATCTCTTAACCGTAGCAAACGACTCATCGAGTAGTGTGGATGCAACTTTCTTAGATGTAAATGTTTTCGATTTAAGAGCTTTGATTGCCCCCCTATGTTTGAAAATGTCCTTCACGCTCAGGAAGCTCTGAATGATTTCTCGTTTTTCTTCCGGAGACGCAGTAAGAAAATTCATAGTATTTTGTTGTCCAAAAACTATAGAAGCTAAAAACACATTCCTGTTCGTATTAAGAAAACTTTCTAAGTAATTTTGTGTTTTTTGAATTGATTCCTTAGCCACGTCTTTTCCCCCTACCTTAACGACTAGTTTGGGTGGCTTCTTTGTCCTCTCAATAACAACGTCATCATTAACGGTTATTGTAACTCGGCACTTACCTGAGGAGTTATACCGAGACAAGCTCTTCTCTGATGTTTTTCTTAGGGTTTTTCCAAACAGCCCAAAAACAATAGCTTCTATTAGAGCACTCTTTCCTGCACCATTAGAACCTTTTGGTTTGGTATCGTGGTTTACTCCAACAAGATGAACTAGATTTTTAAACTCGTCGAAATCTAACGTTGCTTCCTTGATAGAAAGAAAATTCTCTATTTTAATTTTATTAATTTTCATAAGATTGAATACTCTTTAAGCCATCTAATAATTCCTCTTTAGAGAATACTACATCGCTTTCATCGAGGTATTGATTAATTACTTCATCATCAACAGTAAGTAACTTTCCTTCTTTAGAGTAATTAGAGGTTAGTTTTGGAAGGACATCATCAAACACTACTTCTAAATGAGCTACATCATACTTCGAAATAACCTCGTCCTTTATAGTATTCTCCACATACGAATCCAACGTATCCAATTTAAGACGCAAAATTGTAAAAAAGTCTGAAAACTTGAATTTTTTATCCATCTGCTCCAACGCAGAAATACCGCAAGAAATATGGCGGATTCCGAAATTAATAGGTTTACGTACCACCTCAACATTTCCATTTCTGAGTATGAGGACGGTGTAGTATTTTTGTGTATTTGATTCTCCAAAACTTGTTGAATATTGGGTTCCTAGGATATGAATATTATCCCTTACTTGTGGTATATGTATATGACCTAAAAAAGAAAGCTTCTTTTTTGGAAAATGAGACCTTTTTAAATAGGAATCATATTTATAATTTCCTTGTGAATGGCACCCGTCATATCCAAAGTGCCCAAACAAATGATTTTTAGAAGCTTTAACTGCCGAAACAATATCCTTTTCGTCCTCATAGTGAGGGATAAAATCAAAGTCTACCCCCGCAATTCTCGCCGTTCCTTTTTCACAGAATACAGTAGCTAAATCACTAAACAAAGATAAAGTTGAGTGAGTAGACCCGTCCTTAGAAATGGTATCATGATTCCCTCTATTAATGTAAATCTCTTGGCATTTAAATCCCTCTAAAAGTCTCCTAAATGCTAGAAGCTCACTGCCTCGTGGATTTCTTCTGTGAAAGATGTCTCCGTTAATAACGACTGCATGAGTGGGTTTGTTGTTTACAATTCGGGTAAGTGTTTCTACTTGCTTATCCAGATACCCCGGCATGTAATCACTTCGTAAGTGCAAATCAGTTAAGAGAACAACGGTAGCGCTATTATTGGACATAATTTAGTAATTCGGTAGGATTGTGAAGGTTTCCTGATGCATCAAACTCCGCTTCTAAACCATCTCCAAATGATTTTCCAACCTCAATATCTACCTCAAAAGGAACCAAAAATGTAAAACCATATTGGCTAGGTAAATCCTCAGTAGACTGAAGACAATATTTTAGCAGCTCAGCGGTCTTTTTAATATCTCCATAGTCACATTGAATTTCTACAGAGTCGTGCACAGAGGCTAGGATATCTAAATCTAACCCTACGTGTTTTGAGTATTTTTTTACCCGCTCAATACCATGAAGCATCAAATCAGAAGCAGAGCTCTGAATAATAAAGTTCATCCCTTGTCTAAGCGCTCGTTCTTGATGTGCTCTGGATGGACTGTTAACGTTTTTAAGGTGTCTCCTGCGTCCAAAAAGGCTAGTGGCATAACCATCCTCCTTTATCTTCTTTCGTCCCTCCTTAATCCAGGAAAAGACCTTAGGGAAAGCCCTAGAATAATCAGCAAAGATTCCTTTACAATATCCGATAGGCTTGCCTATCTGCTCGGATAGTTTGTTAGGACCTCCGCCGTAAACAATCAAAAAGCTTACCGACTTGGCAATTTGTCGCTCTTCCTTAGTTATATCGTCCATCGGCTTATCATAAATCAAAGACGCAGTATACTTATGTAAGTCTTTACCTCCGGTAAAAGCCTCAATTAGGTTGGGGTCTTTACAGCACTGAGCTAACACTCTAAGTTCTGCCGTAGCATAGTCAGCGGCAACAAAAGCTTTTCCTTCCTCCGACACCATTAGTTTCCTAATATTTACTGGGTCATCCGCACTTGGTCGGGGTAAGGTATGAAAAGAAACGCCTTTCTTGTGTTCTTTGTTAACGTAATTATTTTTCTTGTTTAATTCCCGTACTTTAACAGTAGGAGTAGAACAAGACAGGCGCCCTGTAACCACAGTAGAAAAATTATACTGTGAATAAATTCGAGGTTCCTCGTTCCAGTCTACGGATTTCCTAACTCCTGTAACATATGTCTTGTGTTGCTTACACCGTGATTTATACTTTAGTAAGGTACGAATAAAATCAGAGGCTTCCTGCGAATTACACTTACCTAAAACCTTCTCTAAATGCTCTTCAGTAATAGAAGGAAGTTTGTTTACTTTAGAGAAGATTTCAGGTTGTAAATCAAACCCTTCGGAAGTAAACAGTAGCCCTGCCAAATCCATATTAGAATTAGGGTTAAACTCCTTAATGGGAGAAAGGTCTTGAAGCTTTTGGGATAGTTCCCCAATCTCTTTAACTAAAGTAGCATCAAGCTCATCCAAATAAGAGACATCAACCTTGATTCCTCGGTTTTCAATCTCTGCCATAGTAAGAAGAATATCCTTTAGAATACTATCATACACCTTGTTTACTTTAGTTTTTTTCATCTCTTCTCGCATCAAACGATAAGATTTTAAAGTAAAAATACAATCCATGGCATTACCAAGTGCCATTTCATCTAAAGGCATGTTAGCCCAATCAGTGGTGTTTCCTTTGTTTACAGTTAGCATTCTTTTAGTTCCTTTATCAAAGCTCCTACCGCCATAATTAATTCAACATAATGAGAATTAGTTTTGTGGTTTACTTGAGTGAGTTCCCCTACGTGTGTCATCTGGTCTAACGCTTGTTGGAGAGCATGAATTCCGTGTCTTTTAATCTCCGGAGTCGTATTAGGTTGAAGTGCCATTAAAAAGTTTCCAGTTCTTGAGGGAAATATTGCTTAACTAAATCCATCAACCCATGAGGGAGATTCTCATCTATAAGAGAATGAATCATTTGAGTGTCTTCAATGTTTTTGAAATCAGAAATCTCAAAGTTCATCAAAAACTTCAAGTCGAACTTACAGTTATGAAATATCTTGGCTTTAGTTTCGTCGGCACATAACGTCGCCATCTTCTCCCTAATGAATGCAATCTCCGATTCAACAAAGGGAGAGTCTTTGTGGTAAAGAGGAAGTATAAACACAGCAGAATCCGTCGCTATCCCAATGGTTTGAATTTTATCCTTCTTATAATCGAGTCCTGTAGTCTCTAAGTCTACGGCGATTTCCTTATCGTGTTTAATTAACTCAAACTGTTCTTCTACTGAATCTAAAGTATCACACAGAACATAACCCGTATCTGACTGCTTGTTTGCATCTAGAATAAACTTCTCGTAAGCATTATTTATATCTTGAATAAATAAGTGACGTAGTTTAGGTTCTAGGTATAGCGAAACCGGATGAAACGTTGGAACTACGGGGATATTGGAGTGCCCCCCTAAGGGAAAAGGAAACTCCTTGCCGCGTTTGTTGTAAATTCCCGATTTCTTAATCACAGCTTTCATAGGTAAATTTCCTAGGGGAATAATCAAAGTAGGCACAATAGAATCTAAATCCTCATAAAGATATTCCCTATGCTTTGTTAGCATGGCTGTGCTTACATCATCCTCCCTCAACCCATAGGACTTGATGGAGGCTACGAACTGATAAGAGTTGGCAGGGAGTTTAGTTTTCTCCAACAAGTGGGACAAAACACCGAACTCCTCTTCAGTAAACTCATAGGTTATACCGTTTTCACGGTGAAATGAGTCATGAACAAACACAATTTTGGCGTCTGTTAGCTCCTCGCGATGAAATTGTTCATCTTGAAGGAAAGATTTTAGTAACGAATCTGATTTCATGGGCTATAATAAGCATACAGTGAGTAAAAAGAAACCGAAGAAAAATTATATCGATAACAAGCATTTCGAAAAAACAATTAAACTCTATTTAGAGGACAACGAAACCTACGAAACGGAAGTAGTAGAACTTTTTGATTTGTTAATCACTAATATCCTACTGTCTTTTAAGTTTAAGGTAGAGTTCGATGACGCCAAACAGGAATGCTTTTGTTTAGTGCTCAAAACATTAAAGAATTTTTCTCCGGAAAAGGGCTCAGCATTTAATTATTTTACGACAGTTATTTTAAATAACTTGAAGCTTCTTTATACCAAGCGTAAAAAATACATGGATAAGCTTCATGAGTACCGTAAAATTAGGGGCGACTTCGGCGTTGCCGGACATCACGATGAAAAAAATCATAAAGACCCGAGTACTCAACCTTAACTGAGACCCTCCCTTTTCGTGTAAACAAAAGGGAAGGTACAGATGTAATAGAAAAGCTTGCAAAACATTCCGGGGTCTCCCAGCTGTTTACTAAGTACAGGGTTTCATCTCCCTCTCTCGTTGCCCACTCCTCTGCTACTTTGAGTGCGTCATCACAACTCTTATTCCACAAAGAATGATATAAGACTAAAATATCTTCAGTCTTTTTCTTTTTTAGTACGGCATGAACTTCTTTTTCCGTACTAAGCTTCTGTAGAGTTCTCATGGGACCCTACTTAGGGATAATAAGATTAGAAGGAGCTTTCATGATAGGAGAGCCTCCGTTCATAAGCTCATCCCCTAGTACTCCGAGGTCTGGACCATCACTCTTGGAAGATTCTACAATCTCCTCCGAAGTAGGCTGAGTCTTAATACTTTCTTCATATTCGTTCATTGCTTTAGCTTTCTCCTCTTCAGTCATCTCAGAGACTTTTTGATTAAGCTCTTCCATGATAGAATTGATTCCTCGGAAAAACAAAAGCTTAGCAAGGTTATCATCACTGATTGATTGTCCTGCTGTAATTGTTTCCTTAACGGCTTTCCAACCGTCAGTTTCTTCTTGAGTTAGTTTGATGTACATTTTCATGCGTCTTTCTGAATTTTTAATTTTAAAGGTATACGCGCTTGGATTCAAGCTCGCAATAGTAATTTTTTCTGTTTTTTTCATTTGTTATCTATAATAATGAAATGGGAAAAGATATCGACGATATTCTAAGTCACGGTGAATTCAAGAAAAAGAAAAGAATTAACAGCCGTACCAAAGGAAGCACCTTCGAAAGGAAAATCTCCAAAGTATTAAATCAGAGATTCGGTACTAAAGAGTTTTGCAGGTCTCCCGGTTCAGGAGCATTTGCAACAACTCATGTATTACCTCAGCATATTAAAGTGCATGGAGACCTAATTACGCCAGAAAACTTTAAATTTGTTATAGAATGTAAAACAGGATATAAAGTAGAGTTAGATGATTTATTCAAACCTAAGTCTGATATTTGGGAATTCATAAAACAAGCTCAAAGGGATGGAAAAGCAGCTAAGAAAGATTGGTTAATGATATATCAAAAAACTAGAAGGAAAGGAATAGTTGTAAGCAATGTTAAAGCTCCTCTTAAACACGTATGTTTATTTGGCGACTGCTACATGTATAGCTTCGATGAGTTCATTAAGCTTCCTATGGAGTTCTTCTTCACCGGAACGTGAACTCTCACTCACCGCAGTACCTAACAAATCGAACAGGGCAGCTCTTACCTTAGCTTCCATTTTAGGATATTTTTTAGCTCCCTTCCGTGAAGACTTTGCCCGGAGGTCGGTGGAAAATACAACTTTGCCATCCACCACCCAAGAGTAACCTCCTCCACGAGTTCGTACAGGCTTAGCTTTTTTCAATACATGTTTGACGGCTTGATGATTTCCCATAAATCTAATTTCTCCCCTCATGGCTTTCATCATAACATCATCTTCTACGGTTAAAAATGAGCTACACAAATCATTGATAGCCATTCCTCTGTCTACTTCAGGGCTTTGTTCTGCTTTTAGTTTTCGCATGCGCCTAATAAAATTCATTTGTGCTGTATAAACTCTTTCCCGATTTGACGGGTTATCTTGATTAGAGTTTAATGCGCTATCAATTTCCTCCTGCCACTCACTAATCATCCTTAAAGTCTTTACATCCCCATCACTAACATCCCCAAATATAGTCTTATAAACATGTCTTACCGAAGAACGCGCTCGTGTATCTGAACCGAATAATATCCCCGCTGCCCTGGATATTACCGCATCAACCTTCGCTGCCTCCTCCGCGCTCTTGTTTTCCGAAGGGGTAAGGAAGGATTTTTTAACAGGTGCAAATTCCTGTGCTCTCTGACAATCCTTTTTTTGCTGAGCGGTTGATAGAGACGCACAATCTGCACCATCATAAGCGTACGCAGCGTTATAGTAGGCACCTCCGGAAGGAGTATCTTTATTAAAACTGCTCTGAGATTTAAGTGAGATACCCACCTGTCCTGATTCGGTAGGAGCTATAGTAACCTCTCCCGCTCCAAGATTGGATAATGCGTCAGCAAATTTTTGTGCGTCCTCAGGAGAGGCAAACTCAACCACTAAATCAGCTTTCTCTGAAGAGGTAGAAGCTTCCCCTTGATGAACAACAGCGGTAGGCACAACACCTGCGTCCTTTGCCACTCTAGCAAACATATAGGACTCCCTAATGGTGTCTTTGATGTAGTCTAATGCGGCATCATGACAGTTGTCTGATTCTACACGGGACATTATCTCCTCCGCAGCCACTCTAGCATCCTCATTTTCGAGGGTAACAGCAAGGTTACCATTAGTTGGGACGTAGTCACTTATTACTTCTCCTAAATCACAAACATCTTGCATTGTTTGTGCAAAGTCTTCCATTGCCTTAACACTTGTATCTAATGTTTCCGTGCCAAAAAAAGTATTTAACATCCCCACAAAGAGATGTTCTTTCTTTGTCCCTAGGGTTTGGAATATTTGAGACCCACTATCCCCCTCAGAAGAATTAAAAAGGGCGCGAGTACTTTCCCCAGTCTCTTTCCGTACATCAATACCCTTAAACTGGTCGCATATCTCTTGTGTGTAAGCTCCGAGGGACACTCCGTACGTATCCTGGTCTCTGTATACCGACCCATTCATATCCGCTAGATAAGCCGCGTAGTTTGGAGCTAATTCTCTCACAGCATCCATTGCTTTTTGTCTACCAAACCAAGCTCCTTTGTTAGATTTCCCTCTACAAGAGAAGGCATCTAAAAGTCTCCTCTCTTTAGGGGTGAGGTCTTTGTTATCAATATACTTACCCTCTTTTATTTTCTTAGCTATTCCTATAAGAGATACATGAGCATCAAAAACTTCTTTTTGTACTTCAGGAGCCAACCAAGGAGTCTCTCCTCCTCGTAAAGACCTCTTGAACTTCATCAAATTTATATTCGCATTGTTTGGAGGGAGGGTCAGCAGGTCAAAAAGACCTTGGGCATTTACCCCTTCAAGAACCCCATCCATTGTATCGGCAGCTTTTTCTAATTCTCCTGGAGCAGCTTCATACGGTACGTAATCAGCCGTCTGGTCTATCTCTTGCCCTGTATTCCCATCAAAAACTGTGCCATCATCTTCAGTTTGTACGTCTGGCTCCATAGCAGGTCCTTCAGCATTGGCTTGTGCTTCGGGGTCTTCAGAAATTGCTCCTTGAAGATACTCTATCGCACCTGCAAGAGACTTAGAGTTAATGCCAGTGTGCCCCCCACCTACAGTAAGAGTGTAGCGGGTTCCTTTGTAGGTATGAAACTCCACCTTAGGTAAGGCTCCTGCTTTTTGAGCTGGAAGATATCGAGGGTCATAAGTTCCCCCCGTTCCTGTCATTTGTTCAGGGGGGACTTGTAATTTTTGTAGGAGGTCTGATTTAATCGAGTTCTTTTCTGCGTCAGGTAATTTACCTGTGCCACCCATCATCGAATTATATCTTCGAGCTAACTCCTTCCTTCCATCATCTTTCTTTGCCGTAGGCTTAGCCTCTTGCTCCATAAGAGAATACTTCCTCTTACGGATTTGGTCATACGAATGCATCAACTGGTCAAAGATAGTTTCCATGGGAATATTAAAGGCTCCCCACCCAAAGATAGGAAGCCTTTTTCTGAACTTTATTTATTTGTTTATACTCCCGGAATAATGCTGCCTAGAAAGTTTTCAAAAGACGAGTCAGTAGTTTTATATTGTACAATAAAATCATACTTAACTTCTACGTCAATGGTAGCAAAATCATTAGTACCATATGACAGCTCGCCAATCGACCACTTAATAGGGAACGCTCCGTAAAGTTTAGCAACAAGTTTAGGATTACGTTGAGCATCTAACTGCACAACCTCCATAGTTCTTTTGAATTGGCTACCTGCAATTACGGGATTAGAGTGAGTACCAAAGATAGGGTCATATGTGGTACGCATCCAAGCGTATAGTAATTTCGCAGTATCTCCCTTAATCATATTATCAAAAGAAATAGTTGCCGTTTGGGTAGCAGGGCGTCCTGGGTAGTAGAACCTATCGTTAACTTTGTTAACGTCGATAACTTCTACATTATAGGATAAACCTGTTACTCTCCTAGCTGCTAAGCTAAGTATATCATTTTGGTCAGTAAAGTTATAAAAACTCTCCGCATCTCCAAGAATATTAGATATGCCCGGGATTCTAACAAGCCATCCATACGCTCTAAACGAGTCGTACATGTGGGTTATTTTATGTCCATCCGTAACATTAATATCTAGTTCTCGGGTACTTTGTTTCCAGAACTCATCGACTGCTTCTACGTTAAATGCCATTTAATTTATCTCCTATGTTATATAGTCTGTTTTGCTTAACTAGCACTTGCGACACCTCCTGTCTGGCTAGTTACATTGATTTCAAATACGAGGATTTCTGCAGTCTTCGTAGGTTGAACAATAATCTTGCACCATAACTCATTTCTGTCTATGCGAGCAGGAGTATTGGTAGTTTCATCACAGATAACCTTAAAGGCATCCAATCCTCTACGGTCTTTGATGTCTTGTAAAGTAGGTTGTAAGGTATCTACAATTTGTTGACGGGTAACAGCATCGTTAGGCTCAAACACAAAGCGACGAGTACCAGCAAGAACCTGCTTACGGATTTGAATAAGCAATCGTCTAACATTAATTCTGTCGAGAGCGGTGCTTGCCCGTTGTGTAGTTCTTTGTCCGAAGATAGCTAAGCCTTCTTGTGGGAAAGAAACAATTGGATTAATTACATTGCCTCCTGCGTAAAGAGAATCTCTATCTCCTTGCGTAAGCAGAACTTCTACGTCAGTAGGCTTGGTAAGTCTTCCTCGTCTTAGACCTGCAGGAGCAAACCAAGGGTCGGCAACTTCATCAGTGTATGCCATCTGACGAATAGCGTAAACACCAGGGTCTAGGTACGCATCAGTCGCAGTAAAGATGTTGAAAGTTTTTAACCAAGACCAGTATAAAGCAGCATAAGAGGAGTTAAGAGCAGAGGTTCTGCCATCTCCTTTTCCATTATGCCAGTTAATTGCATCTTGAGCTGTCTTAAGTCCTACTGGAGGAGAAAGAACGGCTAGGAAGTTGTTTGTTTGTTCAGCAACTGTTACCAAATTATTTTGCACAGACTGGGTTGTAATACCAGGAACGATACACATTGAAAGGTTTAAAGTATCATTTCTAAATGCTTGCATTCCACTTCTGTTAATTTGGCTTCCAACAAGAGCTTGAACAATGTTAGTGTTAGTTACACTATTGTTATAGCTTCCAGCATCCCCATTAATACCACTTACAAAATCCATATTACCGGCGATAAGCTTAGGGTAAGTAAGCGTTTGCGCACCATTTATATTATTCTTACGTAATCCTGCGGTGTAATTATCGTAGAAACTGTTAGAACTTACACCGTTTTGGGCAGCGGCGGTAAAGGTTCCGCTGTAAGTGGTGGGTCTTGTAGTAGTTGCTGCGCCAGCATAGAAATCGTTAGAATCTATATAAGCAAACCTTGCATAGTACAAGTCGGAAGTTTCATTGTTTCCATATGTCTTAGTGTTAAGAACATCTAAAGCATCATAAAGAGTGCTGTTTGGGTCATTAACAAAATCTACTAGGTTACTTTCAGCCGTTCCACCATCCATTTGAATATCCAGCGTACTGTCCTTACCTCTCCTCTGAGATACAGCGGCTCTTAAACCATACGTAGCAACTCCGGTACCGGTATTAGTAGAGGAGTAATTATAACCTAATCCTGGGTGTAGTGACTGGAGGTTAATCGTACCTCCGGTAGCTGACGTAGGAGCGAGAGCGTTACCCAAAGAGTATACACCAGACCCTACCCACCCTGAGGCGTCTCCATCAGAGTTAGGAACTCCGGAAGCTCCGCCTTCGACGTGCAACCAACTAAATTCAACTGGGTCCATGGCGGTGTAATCAACGCCTGGGGTACCAAACATTCTCAAGCCTCCGGATTTTCCAGCGCCACTCACTGAACCAAAAGGTTCATATGCATGGTCTAGGAATCCAGAGTTACTTCGTAAATCACTCACAGCCGGAGCAGCTACAACCCCATTCGGTCCATTGATGGCTCCAGTGCCACCTCCAGCACATTGACCCGTAGGACCTAAAGCGCTAAAGTGACTAGCAGTACTAGCAAAACCACGAACTTTCATGTAAGAACCGGCACCAGCAAACTTAGAAACAAACGCGCCTGTATTGCCAGGAGAACCACTAACGAAAGTGAATGGCGCTTCGGCATCTAGATAAGTCGCAACAGTATTGTTAAGAGCAGCTATGGTAGTATCTTGGTCGGTGCTACTCGGAACTCCTACAACATATGGAGTACCATCGGTATTAATTCTAGTACCATCTTGGTTCCAAACATCAATAAGGAAGGCATAAGAAACCCCGACTCCCGCAGATTCATTAATACCACTCAAGCTAGAAACCCATACAGCTGGTTGAGTACCGGCAGAGACATTAACACTGGCAGCACTTTGAGTTTGGGCAGCAGCACGAACAAAATATACGGAGTTAGTTCGTTCAAGAATCTGATAAGCTCCCCAAATACCTTGACCACCTACAATAGTTCTGGGGTCTCCAAAAGTATTAACTAGTTGCTCAGCATTAGTTACTAAGATTGCTTTGTCTACTGGACCTTTGGAACCAAAGCCGAGAACCCCTACAACAGTACTGTTGAGGGAAGGGATGTAATCAGAAAAATCTTTTTCTATTACATAATTGCCGGGACTTACGAAGCTTGTCATTTATTTTCTCCTAATTTTCATTACTCACTTCGATAAGTTTATTTTGAAGTAGAGTATTTGCTGTTGGGGAAAGAGGTACACGAGGTACAGAAATTGCATCTCCTGCATTCAACCAAAAATGCTCCCAAACTCCCTCAATAGATAAAATAACTTCAAAACCACTTCCCGAAACATTACAGATTCTTTGTGTTTTTGGAGCCACTGAAGCTACAGGTGTAGCTTGTTTAGTTGATTTAGTGCTTGAAGACTTTGGCATAATATCTTTTCCCTTATATCTTATTTAGAAGTCTGCGCCGCACTAATAGGAAACTTTTTAGGTAAGTTCTGTAGGGATGATAAGACTTTTAATTTTTCCGTTGGAAGCTAGGAGATATTTGTGTTGAGGTAAATAACCTTCTACGTTTACCGTAAAAGCCTTTTGAACAATTCTATCTTGTCTATCCCCTGCCGTAAGGGTAGATTGGTCAGTAGAATAAGCAATGAAGGCTGGGGTATCTTTTCCGAAGGATGTCCTTATAGGGAGCGAGGGACGGAATTTATTTTCAATCTGTTCTGAAAGCTGATTAATGTCTTCAATATACTTTGCCCACAGATTAATTCTATACATAAGGTTAATAGCTTTGGGAGCTAAAGATACCACCCTAGTTGCTCTTCGCGTAATCGCATCAAATTGGCGCTCCATAACAACATTAAAATCAGGTCTTCGACGATTTACATCCTCCTGTGTGTTAACAATAGAGAGAGAAACTACGGGAAGCCTAAGGTTTTTTGTTTCTGTTATCTTCGCAACCGCTCTCTCTGGATTTCCAAAAAACACTTCAATATTTTCTAAGGCTCGTCCTTGGGAATCTACAATAGACATCCCTTTAAGATTTGTTATAATACCCTCTGTGTATTCCCGGTAAAAATTAAGCCTGTTATTGTTATCTTTGTCCCGGGATTTCAACTCGGCATACAAATCCGCATACAATTTAGCGGTAGGGTTTACAGGTTTACCTGAACCACTTAAAATGTTTCCCATCTCCTGACCCATAGGAGGGTTAGGAGGGGTGAGATTTCCTGAGAGAACAGTTTCCATTATCCAAAAGTAGTGAATGCTGCTGGTGGTTCTTCAATTTCGTGTAGCAGTTCGTCCAGTAGCGTTGCTTTTTCTGCTTCACATTCCTGTACTAACGCAGCGCCATTTAGTTGAGCCCCCCCGGCAGGAGAAGGCAAAGTTGTGTATTTCCCTCTGATTTGTCCTAAGATTCCTTTAGAGATTGCAGTAGCGTACCTTTGAAGCCAGTTGATGTAGTAGTGGTGAAGGGTAGGTGTATTTAATGCTTTAAAAATAACTACTACTTGCTCAGCAATTTCCGTTGGAACAGGGAAGAGTTGTAAGTATTCTCCATTCACTACATTAAACATCCCTTCCCTTCCTAAAACTCTCCTCATTGTTTTGAGTGAGGTTTGCAAGATGAAGAAATCGGATACTCCAAAGTCTTGAAACAGGAAATTTTCTTGAAAATATTTAATAAAAAAATCAAATTCTAAACTTCCTTCTTGAGCTGCTACAGCTAAAAGGGTCTTTTTATATGCCGCATACTGTAAGTTATTGAGCACAAACCGAGGTAACTTATAAAGCCCTACTCCTATTTGAGTTTGAAAGGACATGTAGTTAATACACCAATCAGGAGCATGATAGTCTAGACGGGAAATAGCTTCATCAATCGCAGTAAGAAGCTGAAAATCAGAGAGTTCAACTCTTACTACAGGATGTCCAAGCCGAGCCCTTACTGAATCTTTAATTATTGTATAAAACTCATTAAAAGCTACCCTGTCAGTAAACCTACGACGATTAAGGGTATCATAATCGATGCCGTTTCCAGAGGTTGTAAGAGCTGAAGCTGCTACACCGGGAGAGTCTCCTACTCTTACACCGAAGGTAGACCCGTAGGAGGAATTGGGAGTTACGTACTTTGCCATAGTTGTATACTGTATATAGCCGCACAAAAAGAAGAAGCCCGCTCAAAAAGAGCGGGCTTCAATATTAGTTAATCGTTATCCGTTACGGAGCGACTTGGCTATTCAAAGATGCCTTAGCGAACGGAGTTAGCAAGTAGTTGCTGTTCGCACCAATAATACGGATGATTCGGTAGAATCGGGACTCAGGTCCAATACCGACCTTACCGTACCTAGTGAGCAAGCCCTTTCTAGGTTGGAAGGTTTCTGGGTCCGTGATGGTTGGTAACATCTGGAGCGGAATATACGGGCAATAGCAGTAGCCTGCATCCATAGGTGATTGTCCCTTATAGCCCAACATGATTTCATCATCTGGGTAAAGCGGGTCAACGTAAACGTCGAACTGACCCATGAACTTACCTTTGTATTGGATATTGGCACCAAGTGTACCAAGTTCCTCTTTCGGTGCGCCACCTTCCAGCTTAGAAGCTGAGTAAAGGATAGCAGCAATGAATGGAGAAGTAACAATCCAGTTAGCAGCGCCACGCAAAGTACTCTTGTAAATATCTTGCGAAGCGAATTGAATCGCAGCCAACAAGTTGGCATATACTTCACCTACGTGACGAGGAGCTAGTCCAAGAGCACTGGTACCAAAATCCACTAGGAATACGTTTTGCAACGTTCCTGCTGGGTTTGAACCAAGGTACTTGCCAGTAGAATCCCAGCCATTAGCTTGGTTACCATAGACAGGACCTGCTGGACCACCACGCATTTGGTAATCAAATGCACCCGGAGTAAAGTCTACCCCATCGCTACCAAAGTTGTTAGCGTTAGGCTGTTCCAAAGTAGCACGGAAGTTAATACCTCCAGTACCTGCACCCCAATCATAAGCTAGGTTACGAATATCTTCAATGATTTCACGGTCAATCTCAAGAGCAACTTCCTTACCAAGAAGGTCAGTAAGTTCACGCTCTAGGTCAAGATTGTGGTAAGCACGAAGGTCTTGCGCAGCCTCCAACGTCCAAAGAGCACGGAACTTACGGGTACGAGCCGTAACTGCCTGTTGTTCAATATGGAAGTTAATTTGAGGAATCGCAGAACCAGAAAGTTTTTCACCTGCTGAAACATTGAATTTAGCGCCATAGTAATCCTCGTTAACAGAACTAGGGAAGTTGGAAATGAAACCTCCAACAGTATCCTTAGAATCAGTCCAAGCATTAGCTGACAGACCAGACAGGGTTTTACCACCCCAGCCAGCAGCATCAGTACTTACATCAAGAGCGCCTAGGTTACCTTGGTTAGCAGCAATTTTACCTGCGTAAGTAAGGTCCCAACGGCTGTACATAGTGTTACCTTCACCACCTGCAGGGTTAGTAACTCGGTCACTACCTAGGTAGAAGACTTGAGAAACAGGACCTTGCATAGGCTGTACACCTGCAATCTTGTTAGCGATTAATTCCGGGAAGACCCGGCGGACAAGTGGAAAAGCGAATTTTTGAAAGGTACCTAAGTTACCAACCGAAGTCGTTTCTGAGAGAATTGACTCGCCATGCTCCTTTTGAATATCGGTTAGCACACTGCGAGCTTGGTTCTCTAGAAGGACTGCAGTCGATTCACGCGTATACGCATCTTCGATACCCTCAAGAATAGGCTCCCACTTTTGAACGAGGGGATTACCCTCTGAATTATTTTCGGTGAGATATTGCATTTCTTTTACTTACTCCTTTCGTTTATTAACTGTGAGAGTCTAATAACATCCTCAGAAAGGAACTGATTGCCAGTTGCCTGTTCGGAGAGTACCTTGCGGTCCGGGTCATTAGTGATTACTACAGCGGATTCTGAAGATTTAAAAGGAAGAGAACCTCTTTCTTCTAAAACTTGAGAATGCTCATGAAGGTTTTGATTACTTTCATGTAGCTCCGCATTGTCTTCTTGTAGACGGTCTACTTTGTCTTCAAGAAGGGTGTTCTCTTGTACCGCGATATTGAGAGCTTCGTTCATTGAAGAGATAGAATCTTCTAAATCCTCAATTTTATTCTCGTATTCGCCAAGAGCGGTGTTCATGTCCTCGTGGTTGATGTCTGTAGAGACTAGAGTCTTCACAGCTTCGTAAATTTTCAAAGCTTTCACGTTCTCGCTTTCAGCTTCAAATTCTTTACGAGCTACACTCTTTAACTCATCCAACTTAAGACGTAAAAAGGAACTTACTTTTGCTTCAAGAAGCTTAACTTCATCTTGAACTCGTTCCTCTACGACTTCGTTTACCAGGGTACATACTTCTTCAACACTTTGTTCTGAAAGTCCTTCAGTTAAAGTGCCTACAATTTTATCAATATTATTCTGCATAAGGTTCCTCTTATATCTTATCTACTTGTTTTAAGCGTAAATGCCAAAAAAAAATTATTTTTTGTTTAATCCTTTCTTTAACGCAGCTAAAAAAACTTTTTCGGCTTTGAGATGTTCAATCTCACCGACAATATTTTCCCTCTGTTCTGCCATTAATCTATTTTCTTGCAAGGAAGGAAAAGCTCCTTGGCAAGAAGGGTCCGATACCATATCCCAAGTAATCATTCTCAGATTATCTCCCACCTGTAAGGTGCTCTCTCCTACAATAGGAGTAAGGGTTCCAGTACCTCTAGAAGAAATTCCAATTTTTACTCCTGATTTAATAAGTTCTTGTAGAACTTTTCCTGCAGGGGTGTTAAGAATTTCGGCTTCTCCAATAACTTGATTACCATCCATATGAAGTCCTGTAATCAAATGAGAAGCATTAGCTAAGTGTACAACTTCGTTAGACGGGTGGTCTAGTTCTCCTACAAGTCTACGTTCTCCAATCATGCATTGAAGTCGCTCTACCTCACGTCTTAGAGTATCTTTTCGGTAAACTCTTTTGTTTCCGTTTGGCTTTTCCGCTTCTTGAAACAAGCCACGAACTTTCATATTCCCATTGCCACGCGCTTCGCTAATGATTTGCACATTTCCAAAGCCATAATAATCTCTAAGTAAACTCATTTTTTTCTCCTTTTTATTTTTTGAGGCTTACCAGTAAAGTACATAGTCTTTTTATCCGGCACCTTGGTAATAATCCCTGAATTCCATGCTTTGGAAAACATAGGGTCTCCTTGTGTAACATGGGATTCAGTATTTAATTGTTTTTTCTTTGGCTTCTTTTTTTTCTTTTTGCTCGGAAGGTCTATTCCCGGGTACTTATAGCTCGGGGAAGGACCAACTCCTCCGGCTCCTCCCATATTAACGCCAATCATCCCTACTGTAGTCATCTCTTGTAAGATGTGATGAGCAGCCTTCAAAACTTCTAATTCTTCCTTTGTTAATTTTTTCTTTCGCTTCTTTTTAATAGGAGAATGGACATCGTAATCAAGACTATTTAGATTATCAAGAGTTTGTTGTGCCTTCTTGTCCCCCTCCTCAGCCCTAATACTTAAGTCCTTCATTTTTCCCTCAGCTATAAGAGAGTCCTTAATGAACATATCCCGAAAAGAATCATCCATTGGGGGAAGTGCCTCGTGAACTGGGGTTCCTCCTACACTGGTAGAAGGAGGCATAGAAGGAGGGGCGTGTGAGGTTTGGTGTTCATTAATACTTTGAGCCGGGAATGCCTGAACATTCCCGTTTTCATCCGATACCCCATATCTCCCGAGTATATCGTGAGCGATATCACCTAACCCCTTACTCATTACAGCTCCTTAACGTATAAAGCGTATTCGTACTCGTCATCGGCATCTACGATAGAAAATTCTCCTTCGTCGCCTTCAGCTAAGTAAGCGATAAAGTCTGAGTCTTCATCATTCTCAACCACCAAGTAATCTGTTCCTTCTACTGTAAGGATAGTGTCGTCTTCTTCCTCTTCCTCAACTGACTCAGTAAGTCCTACATAGTACTCACCTTCAATTTCGAAAATATCCTCGGACAACCCATACTCAGCATCGTTAAAATTAACGTTCTCTGTAATAGCAGCTTGAGATTCTTGAATGTTAGTAAATGCTGAATCAGAAAGTTCTGATAGCTTAACGAACATGTAGTCGTCGTGCTCATAGACTGTTTCTTCAAGACCGAAAACCATACCATCGTTTTCGTAAAGAGCAGGAACCTCGGCTTCTCCAACAGGCTCAGCGCCTAAGCCTTCCATAATAACATTGGCAAAGCTTTGAGGAACACCTTTAATTCCTAGATGATTTTTTTCTGCGGACATATATTTCATGATTTTTTCTCCTCATTTAAAAGACGTTCTGCTCCGGTTGGAGTTGTCTTTATTATTGATTCTAAGTTATCTAGTCTTGCGTTTTGGAAACCCACTTCTTTTTTTGTTTTTTGAAGAGAGTTAATCTGGGCTTTTAATCCTGATATCTCTACATCTTGGGCTTCATCCCTAGCCTCAATATCTTTTTGGGACACAGTATTGTGTATAGTTGCAAACTTCTTAACCCATCCTCTACCTCTCTTCGAGAGAAGTGGAACAAATACAAAAATAAGTAAATACATCCAACCTAAATCCCACACTAACCCTTTGGTTTCGTGGATTGTGGAGGCAACGGTTCCGGGTGCGGGTTTCCCTTGTTTTGCTGCAGCAAGAGCTACAGTAGTATCCACCTGTTCATTAGGGTAAGCCATTTGTGCAGCTGCAACTCCTCCCGCTCCACCAAGGGCGGCTCCCCCAGGACCTGCAACAGCAGCTCCAATAGCTGCACCAGTTGCTCCACCTGCAATTGGTGCAAGGGTAGAACAACCGGTTAAAGTTATTAATAGCAGAAGGTCTGCTACTCGCTTCATCTTACTCTTCCGTAGAGACTTCTGCTTCTTCCTCAGAACCACTTACGTATTCAACAGCATCTGTAAGTACTTCTTGTGTTGCGTCTACAGCGCTATTAAGCGCCGAGCAAGACAAAAGAAATACTCCAGCGAGGGCACCCAATACAAACATGAATAAAGATTTCCAGTTTGCCAGGATGAGAGAGTTAACGTTACTTAGTATTGTTTTCCACATGATTTTATATAGGCTTAATTTTTATTTACTTAGTATTTTAATTAGCTAAGTTCTATTGCAACTCCAGTAGTGTATCCGACAACCCACAGGTAGCACCCTTGCGGAAATGAGTGAGTTATTTGGTATAAAAATTGATTCACTCCCTCAGAGTTCGTACCTGTTGGGCACCACTGCCCACCACCACCAGCGCCAGCTTCGTCTTGTTTGCCTGAAGACCTTGCGGCACCAGCCTTAAACATCAGTTTTCCTGGAGCTCCCATCTCGAGTACCCCCGTACCATCTTCCCATCCTCCGCCGTCAGGATAGTTCATGAGTCCTACCCAGGAGAATATAATATTGGTTACCAGTTCTGGATTAGGTATAGGTAAATTGCTTATGTTGTATGGTTTAGGAGCAGGATGTGTGCTTCCCGCATTGGTGAAGATTGCTTTAGGAGTATCAAGCCAATGTACACTTGTTCCTACGGTTTGCTCTCCTACAATAGGAATATTATTTACTTGTTCTTGCAAAGTATCTATGTTTGCGGTTATGGTATTAATTTGAGTTTGAATAACCGGAGCTGACGCGGTTCGGTTTACTTCACTACCAAATTTTTTCACCACACTCTTTGCCGTCATAAAAGGATTTACAATACTAGGAGTGTCCGCAGTAGCTATTGCCTGCCTTTCAGGTAACGTAAGCTCATTTGTTCTAAAAAACGGACGAATATCAATTAAATTTACTTCAGGGATAGGTGTTCCTGCAATGTAATTAAAAGGAACTAGGACGTAAGCAATAGGACACCCCATAGAGCTGTCTTCATTAGAGGCAAGATATTGTGATAAATCATTCTTATCAATTGATGTTCCGTTCCCCATTGAAATTGGCGTCATTGTAGAGTTGGACTTATTTACTAAGTCGGGAGTAGGCACTGTAGTGAATAAAGGCTTTCCGTCTGCCGGGTTTACCTTAGCTTCGATTAACTCCGGTGGAACATCCGTTACTTCTTGAATCATCGTTTTATCATCTCGATTCAGCAGACTACCAGAACGTCCAGAAGCTCCGCCAGACCCTTTAATAAAATAAGCACCACGAACAACACCTAATGTTGTACCTGTTTCAGGTCCTCCGTCTTGGTCTTCTGCTTTAGTACCTTTAACATATACCAAATCAAGACGATATGCAGGGGGAATTGAGTTCGCATCCATTGGATAATCCTCAATAGTACCTTCTGAAATAGCGACACTAGGAATAGTTCCATCTGCATTTTTATAAAGTCTGACAAGCGCAGTACGTGCAGTACCTCCCGCGATGTCTTGAGCTTCAGACTCGATGTCTATCGTATTTACTGAATTCTCTCCTGTTGGGTCTGAGAGATAGGATGTATCCCTCGTTTCTTGAAGACCTGTGTATCTGTCTGAACCTGAATCAACCCTAGCCAAAAAATTACCAGGATTTACAAAAACACGACCTGGATTTCCTGTCTGTACAGAGGGTTTTAATTCCCCAAAAGTACTCCTACCTTGAACAACATCAAACTGAGCTTTCAGTTGGTCTAGTTGGATTTGGAGACGGTCATCATTATCTATTAAATCTTTAATAGGGAGATTATCGACCTCATAATAGTATGGGTCATTCGGTAAATAATACCTAATATTTTTATTAATTTTGTTATCACTCATTATACTAATGCATCCAAGTCAAATATATTTAGAGACCTAACTCCCGGACTGAAATCTACAGTTGCGAATGTACCATCTCGCCCTTCTCCTCCCGTAGTAGTGTTACTTCTAAAAATAGAAACTCCTCCAATTTGTCTACAAGCCAAGTGTTTTGCATTTTGGAAAACACAAGACGCCGTCTCGTCTAAGAAGTTTCTCATATAACCCTGCCAATCGCCATGCAACGGAGGAACCGAGAAGGCAGGAGCAGCTGTTACATTGGTAAGTCCTACTGTAGTGTCTAAGACATAAGGGTTGTATCCCTGCCCAGAGGTTTGGTACGGACTAAAACTTCCTGGAGTGTAGTAATTCAAGTCCGGATTATAATACGAAGGCTTTCCTGCATTTCCTGCAGGCATACCCCATCCTTGTACGTAGTCTGCGCCGGAAGTACTCCATCTATCTTGAGCTGCTCGGTTCATCTGCGTGAAGTATCGTCTTCCTTGTGCACCATTTGCTAAAGCTCCGGGTAAAGCATTTCCTTGCCCGAAGAAAGATTGGTATCCCTGAGCGTTAATTTGGTCTAGAGCCCAGCCCTCCTTTTCATTTCCAAAGGTATACTGGTGTCCCCCAGACGCCATCATTGCGGCTCCACCTGGGTCATTTTGTTTGTTACCCCACATATCAGAACTTACACCGTAGTAAGTCTTTAAGTCTCCTCTATGCCCAAGAAGTAAGCGGAAGATTCCCCAGTTTTGATAACCTTGAACTGCTGCCGGTTGGGCAGGAGTATAGGTAGCATATTTGGACCCGGCTCCATACGCGCCAAAGTTATCCAAAGCAACAGCGTTACCCCACTTTCCGTTTGGTCCGTGGTAATTCCTACTCATACATTCGGTTAAAGGATTGTTTCCATTAACAAGTAAGTCTTGAGCTTTGATTCTGGAAGTATCAGCGATATTCCACATGTAGAGTCGGGTTCCAAAATATTGTCCTCCCCCTGCGAAGCTCGAAGCAGGCATCATAGAACAATCGGAAGAGAAGTCATATTGGAATTGTCCACCTTGTCCGAATCCGCCTTCTCCTTCTCCTCCTGCGCCGCCGGTTCCTCCCCCTGAGCCACCGTAATAACCTCCACTAGTTCCTCCATCAGCGCTGTTATCATTTCCAGGCTCATCGTATTCTCCATTTCCTCCGTAGTTTTCTCGCCCATGATTAGAGGGATTGTATACTACACCAGAAACGCTTTTATGATTTACATCAAATTTAAAGTTTACTCCTAAAATATCTATGTAACTTCCGTTAACTGCTCGACCAACCATACCTCCGTTAGCGATATTCTCCGTCTGATGGTCGGTTCCGTTTGTCCACAAAAGTCGTCCTTGTCTTTGAGCTCTTCCAGTTCCAGACGTACAGGACGCAAGGGCGGTAGTTGTAACTTGAGAGAAGGCATTAGGGTATACTCGTACCGAAGCCCCACTGGTTGAACTCCACCAAAGGGCGGAAGTTTGATAAGTTTCCCCAGGATATTGTCCTGAATACTTCAAGTTAATCGAAGAAGGTTGGACTGCGGTACCCGGAGAGCTAATAGAGCTTACAAAACCAAAAGGAAAACCTCCTAAATGCTCTAGTACAACTCCAGAATTTTTATTAGCAACAAAACATGCTCGATTAGAATGGACTTCTAGCTGAGTATGATTTCTACTATCAAGAAGACCATACTTTACTACTTCAGGAATGGCACCATTATTAGGGGTAGTAAACTTAACAACGGAATTGTTATCCGCTAACGCACCTACTCCAAATCGACTAATCTTAGTAGGACCAGTTAATTCTACCGTGGAGTTATTATCCGCACACACAGGAGACGAACACCAAACTCTTGGTTTTGAAAATTGAGGTCCAGGAGTTGTACTGGTATCCAGATATAAAACTGTATCGGAATTGTGAGTTCCTCTTAAAGCAAGATAAGAGTTATCGGTAGCATAAGCAATTCTGCCTTTTCCCGGAGAATTCTCTTCGGCAGCCGCAGCAAAGTTTATTAATTCTACATTGGAGTTTCCATCCACTAATACTCCAGGAACATCGGTAGCACTTCCCGCACCAGCCGCAACTAAATCTTTATACCTAGCG